CTCTGATGTCTGAGCGCCACACGAATACGGGGTTGCTCTCAGTGATCTTAACTCCGGCAGCCTTGAGGGCGTTGATGTGCTGGATAGCTGCTGTCTCTGAGTCGCAGGCTTTGACTGAAGGGACGGACTGGGAGAAGTCCAGAAGTGACTGGCGGGATGCTGGCTCGCTCCCATTCGGCACCAGATGGCCTCTGACGTCGATCGATGGCATATGCGATTACTCCTCTCCCTCTGAGGGGGTGGTCGTGGAATCTGTTGTCTCTGACTCTTCTGTCCGGGTGTTTTCTCCCGCATCGGATTTTGGTGTTTGCCGGAGCTTCTCAATGATCTCGGTGACGAGTTCAAGTGCTCCGGTTTCATGCCAATAGACGTGGCCAGGAATGTCAGCAACGACGCCGCCGCACAAGCCGCACACCGACCAACCGCCGCTCATGACTCAACCTCGCACTCCAGGGATAGCACCATCGATTCGCCTTGCCCGCGGATACCGCCGTAGACGGCGCCCACCAGAGCGATTCCCTGGCCCGCGAGCAGGCCGGCCGCGAGCGCGGTGATGTCGATGGTGCTGGTTTGGTTGCTGGTGATGGTTCCGGTGGCCTGGGGGCCTGTGGGTTGGGGGCCGGCGTCGGTGTAGGTGGCGCATTGGAAGACTGCGTTCCAGGTGCTGGGGTTGGCGCCGTTGCCTACTGCGGTGAGGATGGCCCGGGTGATGCTGGTGGTGCCGATGGCGGGGATCTGTTGGCCGTAGGTGGCTAAGCCTGTCAGGGTGCCGGTGCCGGCGTCTCCTTGGCTGAGGTCACGAGGGTGGCCGACAATGGCGGCGCCGAAGCGGTTCCACCCGGTTGGGGCGTGGGTGCCGGTCCAGGTGGGGTGGGCGGTGCAGGTGACGGTGTTGGTGGTGGCCTCGGGTGGGCTGAAGGACATCGGGCCGGTCTTGGGGGCTGGGGCTGGGCCGAGGACGTGGATCGGGCGTCCGGTGTCGGGGTCGAGGAGGACGTAGGCAGTTTCGACGCCTGTCCAGGTGGAGGCGGTGGCTGGCAGAGTGATGCCCGCGGAGCCGAGGAGAGAGACGGTGACTGTGGTGCCGCCGTTGGCGACGTCGAGCACGCGGGCGACGGCGATCATGGCGCGATCGGATCCTGGGCGTGGTCCTTCGTCGGCCGGGGCGGAGCTGAGGAGGTCGAGGATGGGCAGGCTCATGCTGTGGTCACCACCTCGACGTCCGAGCGTGACGTCCCGCTGTAGACGAGGGGGATCTCAGTTGAAGTGACGATTCCCCACTGGGTGATCGTGGCTGCGCCGTCGATGTTGGCGGTGATGAGCTCGACCGGGGTGTCCAGAGTGAGAGTCGGGTTCGGTGTGTGGGTGACGGGGACCGTGGTCTTCTGTCTGACCGAGGTGGCGAGCATCGTGGTGGCGGAGTTGAGTGCCGCCTGTTTGGAGGTGATGAGGGGTGAGCTGAAGAACCTGGTGACGATGCCGTAGGGGCCGGAGGTGCGTAGGGGGCCGGTGGTCTGGTCGATGATGGCCTGGAAGCGCGGTTGCCCAGCATCGTCCTGCTCCTGTCCTCGGGCGACGATGCGGTTGAATATCCCGGCGCGGGAGCCTTGGCGGGTGACTCCGATGACGGTGCCCGCGTCGCCGTCTGTCAGGGTTGTCTCCGGGTGCTCGGTAATAGCCGGAACGGGCGGGAGGACGTAGAGGACCCCATCGGGGCCCTCACGCAGGCGGGCCGGCCAGGCGTCGGCGATCTCGTAGATCGCGTCGATGCGGGACTCTCCCCAGGACATCGAGGGACAGGGCCGGTTGGTGAGAGCGTCACTGACGATGACGCCCATGTGGCCTCCCACCAGGCGGCGCAGTTCGGAAGCGAGTGTGCCGCCCGAGTAGGGGACGGTCGGTGAGGTGAGGCGGTCGTCCTCAAGGTGCTGGAACAGTGACTTGCCCGTGATGCGGATATCGGTTGCCCCGACCTCCCACTGGGTGATGAGGAAACGGCCGAGGGGGATGTCCCATCGGTCGGTGGAGACGAGGGAAGCGACGGTCACCTGCACATGGAGGACCTGTCCCATAGTCGCGAGCGGGGAGTCAGGCGCGAGCGGGGTCCAGTCGCGGGCTCCTTCATCCTGGCTGACGGCGCCGATCCTGGGCACTGTCAGGCTCAGGGTGCCCTGGACCTGCTGGCTGGTCGTCCAGGTGACGGATCCGGCCTTAACGGGCACCCGGCCCAGCCAGGTCTGGCCGAGCCATGAGTCCACGCGAGCCTCCCAGGAGAACGCGCTGCTCAGGGCTTCGGAGGGAATCTTGGGGCGCTGGAGCATCGGCTACCGGACCTCCTGCCAGATTGTGGCGTCGAAGTCGTCCCAGGACAGGCCCATGGCGTCGAGGCGTACCCAGGTCAGAGCCGCCGCGTCGAAGTCGTCCCAGACGGACAGGCCGACGATGCGCTGCGGCTCCGGGACCGAGCAGATGGTTCCTTTGATGGTCCACGCCCGCTCCGCTTGATCCTGGCGGGGCGTGCGTGCCTGCGACACCGAAGTCAGGGCCATGACCGTCGTCAGCGGTACATCGCAGACCCCGCGGCGGCACTGGAAGCACCTGGCAGGATTGTGGAACAGGACTGCGATAGTCGGGCGGGCGGCCAGAGCTGTCATCGTCTGCGTGTGAGCCCCGCTCGTGCGGGCCGTCAGCGAGACCGTGCCAGCCCCCATGACTGGGGCGAAGGCCAACACCGGAGTTGGGCGCCCAGGGATCTCATGAGCAGTGATCCGCTGGTCCGGCGCACGAGAGTCGTCTCCCTGCCAGATCAGGTCCAGACGGCCGCCCCCGAGGACATCGGTCATCAGAGCCCGCCCCGACCACGGGCGTGTCACCGGCGTCGACTCGACCGTCTGCCCGTCCCAAGGCCGCACGATGCGGTACGTCAAAGGCGTGTTGACAGGTGCAAGCGCGTCACCGAGCACCAGCTGGGAGCCGTTGCCCATGCTGCCACTGCCACGCACCGTCCAGGAGAACCCGTTCTCCGCGTGGCCGGTGACTCTCAACTGGGTTCCCGATCGTGCATAGAGGCCAGGCACGATCACCTGCACGACTGGGGCGTCCCCGTCGGGGATGATCGCGGTCAGGGTGAAGATCGGCCACCGGCCGACCTCTTCACGCGACGGAGAGCCTCCCGGAACCCCGGTCCAGGAGTAGACCAATGCCTTCCCGGTGTCGCCGATCCTGACCGGGCGGGTGTCGCCGTCGAAGAAGGAAGTGTCCGATACGTCCCTCTGCGTGTCCCCGAGCTGGAGGATCGTGTTGTCTGCCCAGAGGGTCTGGGTGGTCTCGTCCACCACCTCGATGCGCGTGAATGTCACCCCTGCCGCAAGAAAGACGACCGGGTAGACAACCTCGACGCCGTCTTCAGCCAGGGTCTCGGCTGAAGGGATGGTGACGGAGTCCTGATAGGTGGTCTCCGTATCCGTCAGCCCCTGGAAGCCCCTGGCGAGGTAGGACTTCTTCAGAATGCCGTCGACAGTGACACCATAGAAGCCGCCTCGCTGGACGAGGGTCCCAGCCACGGTCGTTGAGGCGCTCCACGACAGGCCCAGGGTGTGGCCGGCGACAGCCGCCGCTGGGACACCCATGCTGAGAGTCCCGGTGACAGTCGCCTTCCCATCAGACACATCGGCCCCTGCTGGCACGACCCAGGCCCCGGCGGCGACCCCGTCAGCGGCCTGGACCGCCGCTCCCAGCTCCCACGCGTCCCGAGACGAGAGCGGAGGATAGGCGGCAGCCACGCCACCGGTTGAAGCGGACAGGGCAGCCTGCACCGTGGTGGCGCCAGCCGGTGCCTGCGCGGTCACGACGACGCGGCCCGTGCTCCCGGCGGGAGCGGACGCCCTCGGTGCCGGGCCGTCTGTGCCGGCAAACCGCAGACACAGGTCCACCGGGGAATCGCCGGCAGTGATGTCCGCAGCCAGGGACACCCACTGGCCCGGGGTCACCGGCGTCGAGTCCGAGGACACCGTCCACGAGCTCGACGACGGGATCACCCTCATCCGCCCGGAGTCTGCGGAGATCGTCGCCTGCTCGGCAGTCCAGCCGGTCACTCCGCTTCCGAATGCTCCGTTGAGCAGGAGGTTCGTCCGGGTCATCAGCGTCGTCCCCTTCCCAGAGTCCGTGCGCGGCGATCCAGGACCCCGGCGGCGATAACCTCAACATGCGCGTCCAGTGCCGTGGAGTCATCGACGACGAGGCGGACCTCAGTTCCGTCCAGACCTGCCAGCAGAGCCTCGTTCGAGGCCCCCTGGGCGGCGAGCTTGGAGACATCCGACCACTGCCGTGCGGTCAGGACCGCCTCCCGGCTGCGGGTCTGGTTGACCGCGGTGTGCGCACCCGGGGGCAGCCAGCCGCCGGCGTCGTACTTCCGGGCACCACCGTAGCGGCCGACCGTGGGGGAGCCCCAGATGGAGATCTCACGGCCGGACAACCCCTCCCGAGGCTCCTCAACCATCTTGCCGCCGCCGGCGAAGATGGCGACGTGGTGCGCCGGTGAACCCCAGAACAGGAGATCGCCAGGCACGGCCGCGTTCCATGAGATCGGCGTCGACCCGGACTGGTATCCGGCCGCAGTCAGCCTCGGCCAGCCCAGTCCGAGCTGCTTCGCAGCCCAGTAGACCAGGCCGCTGCAATCCAGACCCGGCGGAATCGAGCTGCCACCCCAGACGTAGGGCACACCTATTGCCTTGCGTGCGGCCCCGACCAGACCGGAGCCGCCGGACAGGCCTGCCGCCTCGGTCTTGGACTTGAAGAGGTTCTTCAGCGACTCGAACCACAAGGGCGGCATCGAGCCCACCGTCTGCGCCCAGAAGCTCGAGCCGACAGACTTGAGGAGCTCCTTCGCTGGGGAGATCACCAGGTTAGTGACCGCACCGATCGGGTCGGAGACTATGTCCGCGACCGCCGAGGCCGTGTTCTTCACCCAGCTGATCGACGAGGACACCGATCCCTTGACGCGGTCCCAGATACCTCCCTTGGCGAAGGCAACCTGACCACGTCTCGTGCCGGTGTCACCGACATTGGCCAGGCCCTTGCCCCTAGCGGCATTGACCCGGTCCAGCCAAGGCTTGCCGCCCAGGGCCCGCAGCGAGTCCGGCCGGATGATCCCCTCCCCGCCCGACAAGCGCAGAGACCCTCCGCCGTCGGGCGAGAAGAAATGGAACACATCCCTGCCCGGCGTGTAGCCGGGCGTCATTGTCCGCCACTGGCCACCCGAGGCGTACCCCGGGATCGTGCTCACGCTCGGCAGGCGCAATGACAGGCCGACCTTCTCAGCGATCGTGTCGAACGCCTTCTTGATGCCGTCGCGATAAACCGTGCCGATCACGAAGTTGATCGGTGTCGCTGCGGCGCCCTTAATGGCGTTCATCGCCGTCTGTACGCCCGACTTGAAGGTATCGAAACCGGACTTGGCGTTGTCGATCGCGGTCTTGATCTTCGGGAAGACGGTATTAGACAGGAAGTTCACAACCGTGGAGATAGTCGTGGAGATACCCTGCCAGACCGGCTTTACCACGTTATTCCAGAGGAAGGTGAAGATCGGTGCCAGGACGTTCGAGATGAATGCCCACAGCCCCATGAGCGCAGGCTTGATGACCCACTCCCAGGCGGTCTGGATCGCCGCGCCGATGAGCCGGAAGACCGGCTGCACCACGTTGGCCCACAGGAACTGGATGATCGGTACAAGCACCCCGGTGATGAACGACCACATCGCCGACAGAGCCGGAGAGATGACGTTGGCCCAGGCAGAGGCGATGAAGCTAGAGACGGCTGACCACACGGGCTGAACCACGCTGGTCCAGAACTCCTGGAGCGCGGGCGCCAGCGTGTTCTTGACCCACCCCCAGAACGCCGACAGAGCCGGATAGATCACCGAGTTCCAGGCGTCTGAGATCACCGAGGAGATCGACTGCCACACGGGCTGGACCGTGTTCCACAGCCCCTGCAGCGCCGGCACCAGGGAAGTCGTCAACCAACCCCACAGGGCAGACAAGGCCGGGTAGATCACCGAGTTCCAGGCCGTGGAGACCACCGTGGCGAACCCGTTCCAGAGAGGCTGGACCACGTTCGTCCAGAGGAACTGGAGCACCGGGATCAGCACGTTCGAGATGAACGACCACAGGCCGCTCAGCACCGGCGAGATGACGCTCGTCCAGGCCGTGGAGACCACCGTGGCGAACCCGTTCCAGAGAGGCTGGACCACACCGGTCCAGAAGTCCGCTAGCGCCGGCGCCAGGGTCCCCGTGACCCATGACCAGAGGTCAGACAGGGCCGGCTGGATGACGTTGGTCCAGGCGTTCGAGATCGCCTCCCCGGTCGCGATAGCCCCCTCACGCAGGGTCAGGAGGAAATCGACGAACGCAGAGTCCTCCTCCAGGCCGAACAGGTTCCCGTCGAAGTCACCCTTCGTCAGGAGATTCCAGATCGACTGGATACCAGGAAGCAGGGTCCCGGAGATCCACTCCCATACAGCCGAGACGGCCGGCTGAATGTGTTGCTGCCAGATCTCGACGACGGTCCTGCCGAGCTCCTGCACCTTGAGGCGGAAGGCCTCGTTCTTCTTGTACAGGAGCACCAGGCCGGTGACCAACAGGGCGATCGCGGTGACGACGAATCCGATGGGGTTGGCCTTGAACGCCGCGTTCAGGCCGTGCTGGACCAGGGTGAGGCCCTTGATCCAGCCGATGACCGTGGGGATGATGGAGAAGCCCGCGTATGCGGCGACGGCGACGCCCACGCCGATGGCGAGGGCCTGCATCTCATCCTTGTGCTGCTTGATCCAGGTGACGGATCCGCCGATGGCATCGGCCAGCCACCCCATCAGACCGGTGATGGCAGGCTTGACGTAGTCGATGAGGTCCTTGAACGCGCCGACGACGGTGGCCTGGAGGTTGCCTGCGGCGCCCTCGATCGTTTTGGTGGACCTGGCGGCCGCGACCGCCGTCTCGTCGGAGCCGAGCTGGAGGATCGCGGCGTTGAACTCGTCAGCCGAGATCTCCCCTTTCTGCATCGCGTCCCTGAAGTTGCCGGTGTAGGCGCCCATATCGAGCAGGGCCTTCTGGATTTTCCCAGAAGCACCAGGAATGGCATCGGAAAGTTGATTAAAATTTTCCGTCGTCAGCTTTCCTTGCCCGGCGGTCTGGGTCATGACCATTCCGACGGACTTGAAAGTGTCCGCATTTCCGCCTGCGACAGCATTTAAATTGCCTGCCGCCTCTGCCAGCTTGTCGAATCCGTCGACGCCGTTTGACGCCAGCTGCGCGGTGATCTGCTGAATATCGGCCAGGTCGTAAACGGTCTCGTCAGCGTACTTCTGGGCAGACTCCTTGAGCCGGTCAATCGTCGAGGTGTCCAGGCCGGAGAACTGGAGCGTGGAGACGAACTTGTCGGTGGCGTCGGACGCCTCGATGGCCTCTGAGGCGAAGCCGCCGATTCCGACGGCCGCGCCGAGGGCGAGCATTGGAGCGATCGCTGAGCGGGCCAAGGAACTGATGGAGGAGACCTTGGCGCCCGTCTGAGCGGTGGCCGCGCCGGCCTTCTCAGCAGCTGTGTCGACGTGGTCGAGGTTGGTGGCATACGTCTTCAGCGCGGGGTTGGCCTCGGCGACCTCACGCTTGGTCTTGCCCGTCTTGGAGGCCAGGGCGCCGACGGCCTGGTCCGTGTCGCGGGCGGCGGTCTCGACCTTGCCCATGGCCCGGGAGTGGTCGGCTGCGGCCTGGTCCGCGGCCTTGTTCGCCGCCTTGGAGCGGTCCAGAGCCTGGGCGTAGCCCTCCTCGGCGCGTGCGATCTGGGCGGTGTTGCCTGAGGAACGGGCCTGGTTGAGGTTGTTCTCCGCGGTGGCCAGGGACTTGGCGGCGGCCTCCTCGCGGCTGCGGGCCTGTGCCAGGTTGCCCGAGGAGGCGGCGACCTCCTTCTGGGCGGAGGCGAGCGCCTGGCCGGCGGCAGTTGCCTCCTGCTTGAGGCGGGCGGTGGTCTTGCCGAGCGGGTCGGCGAAGGAGTTGGCGATGTCGGCGCCGGTGGTGGAGGTGGTCTTCTTGAAGGCGTCAGCGAAGGAGCGGGCCGCCTCGTTGCCGGCCGTGGGCATCTGGGCCTTGACGTCGGCGTTGATCTCCTTGAGGAAGCCCTTCATGGAGGGGACGACGTCGACGAAGACGGTGCCTGCCTGGAAGCCTGCCATGGGGGCACCACCACCTCTCGTGAGCTGCGTGGTGCCCCTATGGGGCGGGTTACTCGAGCGCCCAGGGGGTCAGGACGGCGATGACGTCGTTCGCGGCCGCCAGCGTCTGGGAGGTACGCATCTCCTCGACGACGGCGGTCACGATGGGTACGGGCCGGGGGTAGGTCTCCTTGCCGCCGGCTGTGGCGATGAGGATGTCGGCGATGTCCTGGAGTATGCGGACCTCTGGCGTCTGACCGACCAGAGAGGTGCTCTCCTCCCCGGCGTCGTCGTCCTCGTCCTCCTGGGTGAGGATCGTCTCGGCCATCAGCTCGGCCCGGTCGGCGTCGTTGAGGATGGCTGAGATGGTGCGCGAGTGGCTGGGCAGTCCGTCGATGAGGTCGAGCAGGAAGGTCCAGCGCCGCGCGCGGAACAGGGCGGGCATGTCCCAGCCCTG